AGAACAAGAAATTCAGGCCATTGTTGAACAATGCCACATGGGTAATATCTCAGAAGAAGAACAAAATTATCTCTTACAAGAGATACGAGACATTCGTGCCGCACAAGAGTGTGCTGGCAACGAAGAATTATTCCGCTATGTTGTGCAGGCTTGCAATATAGCAATGAAATTAGTATAAGGAGCAAAAATGTCAGTAGTTGATTCAGTATTAAAGTTAATAAACAAAACACCAAAAGATCCAGATGCTCCAAAGCCTCCGGTAGGATCACGTTCAGAGCGTGAAGCCAAACTAAAAGACAAAGCAGGTATGGTTATTTCTATATTTGCGTTATTGTTAGCAGTCAATGCATGGTACGGTGGCAAGTTAAGTTCAACAGTTCTTAACAATACACTAGGTGCTAACAATACATGGGCACAGTATCAAGCCAAAGCAGGTCGTGGTGTTAGCTACGAAATTGCTGCCAAGACAACTAGTGATCCAAAGCTAAAAGCAGAGTTCATGTCTGAAAAAGAGCGCATGGATGATGACAAGAAAGAAATTGCTGTTCGAGCCAGAGCAATGGAAGCCGCTCGTGACGAAGCTAAAAAATCTAGTCCCTGGATTGGATATGCAAGTACTGCTTACCAGCTGGCCATTGTTGTATTATCTGCTTCTATTTTAGCAGTTAGTATGGGCATGTTTTGGGGTAGCTTTGCTGTTGCAGGAATAGGAATACTGTTGAGTCTTAATGGTTTATTCCTTTGGTTTTAAAATAATATTAAAGGAAATATATTATGGGATTCAATCCATTTAAGAAAAGCAGTTGGAAAAAAGTAGGCAACGACATCAACAAGACAGTTGTACAACCAGTTGCAAATACCGTTACTAATACAGCCAACACAGTAGTAAAAGAAACTACTAAGGTAGTTAATGTAGCAGGCAAGCAGATTGTTGATACCGCAGGGAATTTAACTTCTGATGCAACAAACTTGGCAAACAATACGGTTAACACAATTAAAAATACAGCGGTTAGTACAGCTGGACAAGCCAAAACTATTGCGACTCGTAATGCAATGGCCACAGCTAAAGTTGCAGATGCCGCATTAAACGACATTGAAGCAGGCAGTAAACTTGCTGTGAAGAGTATGGAGCAAGGTGCTCGTGCCGGTGTATATGCTGTAGCCCAAGGTGGCGAACTTATTGCCGAGTGGGTCGAAGCTAACTACTGCCAGATTGGCGTTAGTATTGCATTAGGTACAGTATTTGCCGCATTACTATATCGTCCAGAACCGAGCAGTCAAGCAACTACTGTGGCCGCCACTGCTCCATTAAGCTCAACTGCTATTCTTTATCTAAGTGCTAAAGAAACTGTTGGTGCTGTTGCATTAGGTGCCGCATGTGATTTAACTGCCAAAGCATTCGTTGAATTAATCTGGATGGCCCCCGATGTACGCAAAGCCATTGGCAACGCTAATAAACAAATCTTAACAGACGCTATTGCATTTACATTGGCTAAGAGTATGGATGCCGCGGCAGGTGCAATGATTGTACCACAAAGCTGTGCGGCCGTTGTAGCAGGTGTTGTTACAACTCTAGTAGCACAATTAGCTTGCGAACGCACATTGCCAAATGGCGCACGTGAGTGGGCCACAACAGGTGCAAGCGGGTTATAAATAAGACAAATAGGAGCTGGAAATGAGCGAACAAGTTAAAAGCGCAAGCGAAACAAAAAAAGAAGATTGGATGAATTCAAAATGGCGTCCAATGATGGGTTGGATGTACATGCTAGTCTGTACCATGGACATGGTTGTATTTCCAGTCTTATGGAGTCTGTTACAGACTACTACCGGCACACAAATTACACAATGGAATCCACTAACACTACAAGGTGCCGGTTTATTCCACATTGCTATGGGTGCGGTTCTAGGTATTGCGGCATTTGGTCGCACACAAGAAAAACTAGGAGGAGCAAACAATGGCGGAATACAAACACCAGGAACAGGATTTGCAAGCGGGCCTTCAACATTTGGCCAACCTCAATCAGGATTTGGTTCCGCACCTGGGGGCTTCGGTTCTCCAGCACCAACAGGCTTTGGTAGCAGTTCAGCATTTGGAGCGTCAACGTCTGGGCCAGTTAATTCTGGACCAAGTTGGGGAACAACACCAATTGTTGACACAGCACCAGTTGGAACAAATGCATCTGGGAAAAAAGTAATTCCCAACGATCCACAACCACTTATATAAGGATAAACTATCATGAAACACATAATTTTTGTAGCAGGTCTAGCATTAACATTGGCACAACCAGCACTTGCCGGTGGCGAAATCAAAGAAGTTTGCACAGACAAAAAAGACAAAGCTGGAAATGTTGTTAAAGACAAAGCTGGCAAGGTTGTACAAGATTGTAAAAAAATCAAAGTACACAAGAAAGTAGAAGGCGAAAAAGTGCCCGACGGTAAAAAGTAATTAACTAGTTACTTGATAACCGGTTAGTTTGACACTAGCCGGTTTTTCTTTTATACTTAGACAAATGAATCATTATGATACACTAGGCGTATCCACATCTGCAACGCCGGACGAAATTAAAAAGGCTTTCCGCAAATTGGCAAGTCAACACCATCCTGACAAAGGCGGAGACACTGCCAAATTCCAAGACATTCAAGCGGCATACGACACACTAGGAGATCCTGGCAAACGTCAACAATACGATCTTGAAAGGTCTGGTAACCCAGGCATGCGATTTACTGTCAATGGTCATCCATTTGATGGGTTCGGTGGTGTTCCCCCGGGCATGGAAGACTTCTTTAAAAATTTTAATTTTAATGTTCGAAGACAAAAACAAAATAAAGATATCCGAATATCAATCACAGTTCCAATTTTTGAAACTCTGTCGGATCAAAGAAAAACAATAAGCATACAAACCAGCCGAGGTAGAGAAAATGTAGAAATACAATTGCCACGTGGAATTACCAGCGGGAACATAATAAAATTTTCCGGGCTCGGCGATAACTTACATGACGATGTGCATCGAGGAGATTTATATGTTGAAATCATGGTTATTGCTGACAGGCGGTTTACAATACAGGACCTAGACGTTATAATAAACTACCAGCTGGACAGTTTCGATGCCATGCTAGGAAAAGAAATTGAAGTAGAAGGAATTGATAATAAAAAATTTACTTTGCAGGTACCAGTTGGTATCCAACACGGAACTAAACTTCGAATAAGAGCTCAAGGGCTTTATCACATGCATAGTGCAGATAGAGGAAATCTATTGGTCAATATTCAAATTATTACTCCGACTGGTTTAAATGACAATCAGATCAATCTTATTAAACAAATTAAAGGTATACAATAAATATTTTTATGGCCATTCAACCAAATCCCGAAATTGAAATTATCTTAACTGCGGCAACCAATTCCGCTAAAAAATACAATCATAGTTATGTGACTCTTGAGCATTTGCTACTAGCACTAATTTCATATGAACCATTTAAACAGATGTTGACAGATGCCGGGGCCGACATTGATCTAATGTCTGCCGACATTGAATCTTATTTAGAGTCTCAAGATTATCTAATAGATCAAGCTGGTTCAGCTGTTCCTAAAAAGACACACAGTCTTGAACGTATGTTTAATCGAGCACTGACACAAGTTCTATTCAGCGGCAGAAATGTTGTTCAAGTGATTGATATTTTTGTTAGCATTGGCGCAGAGACTGCCAGCTATTCGGCTTATTTTATTCTAAAATATGGATTGGACAGAGATCTTGTTATCAATATTTACAACCAGCATTATCCCGAAAAGCCTAGTGCTAAAAAAGCCACCCAAGTTCGTGCTACAGAAATCTTAGAAGAATTTTGTGACGATCTAAACAAAATGGCCGAAGAAGGAAAAATTGATCCTGTGATTGGCCGAGACGACGAACTTAAAGAAATAAGCGAAGTACTGGCCAAGCGAAATAAGAGCAATGTACTGTTAGTTGGCGACCCAGGTGTTGGCAAAACAGCAATTGCCGAAGGACTTGCCCTTAGTATTATTAACAAAACCGCAGTGGAATATTTACAAGACTATACAGTATACAATCTTGACATTGGCAGTTTGTTGGCTGGCAGTAAGTACCGTGGCGAGTTTGAAGAGAAACTCAAAGATGTTATAAAAGCACTGACTATCAAAGGAAAGTGTATTTTATTCATTGACGAAGCACATCAGATGCGTGGTGCCGGAGCAGGAAATCAAAGCAGTGTTGATTTTGCTAACATGATCAAACCAGCGTTGGGCAAAGGTACCATCAAAGTCATTGCCAGTACAACCTGGGAAGAATACACACAGAGCTTTGAAAAAGATCGAGCATTGATGAGACGATTCTATCGTATCACAGTTGATGAACCTAGCTCAGATGTTGCAAAAGAAATACTACGTGGACTCAAAGGACACTTTGAAAACTTCCACGATGGTGACATCAGCGATGAGGCCATTGACTCGGCTGTTGACTTGAGTGTGCGCTATCAAAGCGATAAAAAATTGCCAGACAAAGCAATTGACCTAATAGACAGTGCCTGTGCAAAACTTAAAATACAAGGACTTCCGTTTGTGGTCAGAAAGTCTCACATCATTGACATGTTAAGTCGTAGTACAAAAATCCCAATTGATCAAATTGGAAACGACCTTGTCAATACCACAGACAATCTCGAAGTCAAGATTAAAGAAAAATTGTATGGACAAGATTCCGCAGTAGACCAAGTATTAGAAAAAGTCTATGTGGCCAAGGCAGGACTTAAATCAATTAACAAACCAATTGGCAGTTTCTTGTTTTTAGGACCAACCGGCACTGGCAAAACTGAACTGGCCAAACTACTCTGTGAAAACATGGGCATGAAATTGATTCGTTACGACATGAGTGAATTTCAAGAAAAACACAGCGTAGCTAAACTGATTGGTGCTCCACCCGGATACGTAGGTTATGACGATAGCAATCTTGGTGGCGGCTTATTAATTAGCGATATTCAAAAAAATCCCAACGCTATTTTGTTGTTTGACGAAATTGAAAAAGCACACCCAGATGTAAGTAACATATTGCTATCACTAATGGACGAAGGTGTTGTTACCTCAAGCAATGGTAAAAAGGCCGATGGACGTAATACCATTGTTATTCTGACCAGTAACTTAGGCGCTGCCGACAACGAAAAGAACACAATTGGCTTTGGTAGAGATTTACAAAAAACTGGAGAAGATGACAAAGCAGTTAAAGATTTCTTCAAGCCAGAGTTTCGTAATAGACTAGATGGAATTATCAAGTTTGGTAAATTAGATCAATTGAGTATGAAGAAGATTGTTAATAAATTTATCAATGAAGTTAACGAATTGCTTGTTGACAAACATATGAAATTGCGTCTGACTGAACGTGCAGTTGAATACATTGCAAAAGTTGGGTTTGATTCTAAATTTGGTGCAAGGCCACTGGCTAGAAAAATCAACGATTTAATTAAGGTGCCTTTGAGTAAGAAGATCTTGTCTAAAGAAATTGATCCACAAAGTACAATTATTGTTGATTGCAAAGAGGAACAATTGGTCTTTGATCCTGTCAGCAACTTGACCGGAAACACAGACCCACTAATAGACGAAAACGGATTTATTAATGTGGACAAAATTACAACCTGATATTCAAATTGAAGAAACCAGGCGGTTATATTATGGAAAATATCTTTACAGAATAAGGTTGCGCCTGGGCTGTGCCAGGGCAATTTTATTAAATCTAGATTTGCCTATAATCGACTGTGTTCAACGAATGACTGAAAGCAGATGGTACAATCCTCACGGATCTTGGAAACCAAGACTTTCTCACCCAACCAAAGAAGAAATTGTTTGTTTGTCATTTTTAAGAGATTTAAAAAAATCAAATAAAAATATTAAAATTCGAATTGAATCCGACAATGTTGATCTCTATTCAACAACCGAGGATCAGTTATATAAAATTATTTCCGAGCACAAACATCTTAAAGATTATCTAATTGGAATTTCAATACCCAATGAAAAGAACAGAGATCTTCTGTTGTCGGGCAAGCAACTGGTCAAAGGTCCAGTAGAATACCAATACAAAGTAATCCTTCGAGATGGAACGTATACTGCCGCAGAACTAAAATTAATACATGACTACTTAGAAGGTTGCGGAGATACAGTTAAAATGACCAAAGGTTGTAAAACCCAACTAGACAAAAGTAACAATCGATTAAATGGATGGATTTGGTCTTGTTATTTTTACACTAAAGATATTAAAATATGTACGTTTGTGCAAATCATTAGTCCTAGAGCGATAAGAAATTATTATGAGTTGGTAGAGTCTGAGCAATAAATACTCATATAATTAATGAAAGGTGCAAACAATGGCACAAATAATTGAGGAAAATATTATTATCAAAGTAAGTAAATTAGTTAAAAATGGAAATGCAGAACACTTGGTTCCAGAAGAAACTTTAATTGCACTAGAACAAGTAGCGCAAGAATTGTTAGGCGATTCGGTTATAGTAGAAATCGAAAAAGCATAATCAACAACATTTAAATCAAAAAGGCAAGACATGTCAAATACAAAAATCAAACAAGGTAAAACAATCGAGATGGCCGCAGAATCTGTGCATGAGTCTGCTACTCAAGTGGTACAAAAAATATCCGAGATGGCCGAATCACAAAAAGCTCAGCAATCAGGGCCTCAAATAGAAGGTGTACCATACGATTTTAGCAAGGTGCACCTGCATATTGGTATTCCTTGTTATGGTGGTATGGTCAGTGAACCAACAATGACCAGTCTGCTTAGATTTGTTTTACTGGCCAGCCAGGTCAAGTTGAGCTGGAGTTTAGATACCATGGTCAATGAAAGTTTAATCACTAGAGGTCGCAATAACTTAATGGCCAAGATGATGACAAACAATCACAAAGATGTCATTGGCGGACTATATCCCAAGAAAAGTTTGCCTATTAATTATGTAATTAATGTCAATAGAGAAACTAAAGTTCACGGCGATTGCTTCACAGTTGATACCATGGGCACTGGATTCTTGTTATTCAAACGTCATGTGTACGAAAAGCTAATTGCGGCTCATCCTGAATGCAAATACGTTGACGACGTGGGATTGGGTAAACAATACGAACCAATGATGTACAGCATCTTTGATTGCAAGATTGATGAAAAAGGTCACTACCTTAGCGAGGATTGGTTGTTTTGCCGTCGCTGGTCTGCCTTGGGTGGAGACATCTGGGCTCACAGTAAAGTGTTGTTGAATCACATTGGTCACTATGAATTCCAAGGCGACTTGACCAAAATGCCAACATTTGGTACAGCTGGTCAAGATATAAAAGAACAAAAATAAATGTCTACAGAATCAGTAAAATTTACCATTGCGCTGTCGGGTATCTATCACGACAAAAAGCCACAATATAGTATACTGATTGATGATCAAGAATATGCCAGTGGGTTTATTAAAGAAGCCTCTGGCATATCGGAAACAATTGAATTTGATGTTGATTTAAACGAAGGCCCACATTCTTTAAACATTAAGCTATTAAACAAAGAGCCAGGGGATACTGTAAAAAGTTCCAACGATCCTGTTAATTTTGAAATTGTTAAAGACATGTTACTCAACGTTGAAAAAATCAAAATTGACTCGATTGATTTAGACAGCTTAATCTGGACCGAAAGCGAATACGTGCTGGATAAACCTTATACATTTAACGGCGAAACAGTTAGTTCTTTAAAAAGTTGTGTAAACTTGGGCTGGAACGGCACCTACACTATACAAATTAATTCTCCGGTATATATCTGGTTACTTGAAAAGCTGTAATGATAAATCAACGCAATTGGGACGAGCTAACAGACTCATTTAGATCTGGCAAGCCGTATAATCATGTAGTCATTGACAATTTCTGGTCAGAAGAAGTAGCAAACCAACTGACTGCAGAGTACCCCAACTTCAACGATGAGTTTTGGTACTATTATAAAAACCTCATTGAAGACAAAAAAACATGTAATCAATGGGATCGCTTTCCGTCATTGACTTATCAGGCATTTTCCTATTTAAACAGTTCCGAGTTTGTTGGCATAGTTGAACGTATCACTGGGCAACCCAGTGTCAAACCCGATGTTGGATTACACGGCGGTGGATGGCATATACACGGAACAGGTGGAAAACTAAACATTCATCTGGATTACAGTATACACCCTAAGTTAAAATTAGAACGGCATTTTAACCTTATCATATACATGACCCCCAACTGGGATCCAGCGTGGGGTGGTGGATTGGAACTGTGGAGCCACAACCACGAAACTAATCAGCCCAAAGAGTTAGTGACTCGTGTAGAAAATCGTTTTAATCGTGCTGTTATATTTGACACAACACAGTATAGTTGGCACGGGTTGCCAGACGATTTAAACTGCCCAACTGACGTTTGCAGGAAAAGCATGGCTGTTTATTATTTGACAGATCCTGCTACTAGTGCAGACCCAAGAGGTCGTGCGTTATTTGCACCACACAAAGATCAAGCAAACAATCCTGATGTACTTGAACTAATTAAATTACGCAGTGATAGTGCAACTGTGTCCACTGCATACAAATGGCAGGCAGATAACAAGTAAGCTAAATACTGCAATAACCGGATTATTTCATGTTTATTGCAGATATGTTTACTGAAGACCAAGGAATTTCTGTTATCGTCACTTACCCAGGACGATTTCAGCCATTCCATAAAGGACATTTAGGAGTTTATAGCAAACTTCAAGCACAGTTTGGTGCTAAAAATGTCTACATCCAAACTAGTAACGACACTAGTTCAGACAAAAGTCCTTTTAATTTTAGCGACAAAGTACAGCTAATAACCGCAATGGGCATTACTCAAGATCGCATTATCCAAAGCAATCAGATGTATAAGCCCCCTGAGGGAATTGCACCCGAGCGTACCATTTTTGTTACTGCTGTTGGTGCACCTGATGCCAAGCGTCTGAATCCAGACAGCGTTAAAAAAAATGGTTCTCCAGGATATTTTAAAAACTTTGAAGATCTAAGTAAATGTACCACAGCCAACAAGCATGGCTATGTGGTAGTTGTTCCAGAATTACAAGAGTCGGTCACTGTTGCCGGACAACAATATGATGTTAGTCACGGAACCGATGTGCGTAATTTATGGAATCAGGTTAGAACCAATCCCGAACAACGCAAAGAATTTATTGTAGGACTCTATGGAGCATACAATGAAAGTATTGTTAAAATATTTGAAAAGATACCAACAATGAAAACAGAAGACATCACCGAAGCCCAGCGTTCTCAATCTGCCAGGCGTAAAGAAAATTGCTGGCCTGGCTATAAAAAAGTCGGAACTAAACCAAGTCCGACCCACGGTAAAAGTGTTAGAGTAAACGACTGCGAAAAAATAAAAGAAAGTGTAACCGAAGGGTCTGGCAGTAACTATGCCGAACAACTGGCACAACAAATCTTCAACAAGCGTCAAGATATCACTTCCGAAGACGAGATCTTGAATCAAGCATACCACATAGTGGCAAATGATCTAGGTCAAAAATCTGCTCGTTATATGTTTAACTACGATGCCGATTTTCCTAGCGATTTAGTAAGCTCGTATTTTTATTTGCAAAAGCAAGGCGTAGCGGAAGGTCAATTAAATGAATTGCTTGAACCGACACTAAATTATTATAAACTAAGTAACGGTAAAACTGTTCAAGCAAGTTATCGACCAAACATTAACCAATCTCCGATTCCGTTCACTGATGTTAAAGTATCCTATGTAAATCCTGCACTAAAACCGCAAGGTGGTAGCTTTGACAGCACCGGTGTTGCTGAACCGTGGACTAATGCGCCAGACGGTGTAAAACAAGCAATTGAGAAATTTGTAACCAATCCTCAATCGGGCACATCCGAAGGTGTGGCAGTAGAGCCAGATCCAAAAGGATATCAGAAAGATCTGCTGACAACTCCTAAGAATTCCTTAGTGATTGATACTCCGGGTGACCTAGATTGGTACAAGTTAGGACAGCACTATCCAACACTAGGAACCGATGATCCTCACGAATACGGTCAAGGTGACAGTGACATGGTAATAGTTCCTTACAGTAAACAGGAACAAATGGGATTAAAACAAAAATTAGATAGGTTAAAAATGAAATACAAAGATATTGGTGGCGGGAACCAGCAACCCGAAATACACAGCAACAATAAAGAAGGCAATTTAAAAGAATTATCTACTGATAAATTGGCTCAGTATAAAAAGGCCGCAGGAGCAGATGCTAAGAAAGCAGATGCATCGGGTGACTTTAAACGTGGTGATAAAAGATTTAGTGGTATTGTAAAAGCTACTAACAAACAGTTTGATAACGATCTCAAGAAACATGGTCAGAAAGATGTAGCAGAAGGCTCACAGCGTGTGGATTCACTAGTGACAGACGCATTAAAAATAATGCGTGGTTCAGATGTAAATGATGCTGTGGCCGCATTAAAGATTGTGCTTGGCAATAGAGAATTCAATGATCGTCGTGGTCATTATAATTTCTATGTTCGACAACTAGTTGATATGTATAGTCAGCAAGGTATGGCCGAGACCAAGTCGGCACATCCACAGCAGGCTGCTATAGCCATTGCTATGAAAAAAGACGGCAAGAAGCCCAAGACAGAAGGCGTCGGTGAAAATGATACTGTGCAATCATTAGTCAATATAAGATCTACAGTAAAACAAATACAAACTGGAAAAGCCCAATACCCGCAAGGATTTGCTAGCCAATTAGAAGTAGCATTGTACGATGCCATTAACGCATTAAGAAATAATCCAGAACAAGGTGCCCAGAACACAGTAAACGAACTAGCCGACCTAAGGGCTATAGCCAAACAGGTACAAACAGGTAAAGCCACATTCCCACAAGGATACACTGGTCGATTGGAATGGGTTTTGTATGATGCTATTAAGCAGATAGAAAACTCGTCACAAGGTGTGGCGGAGGCTGGGTATAGGCGCGATGCGTACCAAAGAGATTACGACAGTAGTGTTGCAGGCATGGGCAAGCGCCAGTCGTACGCTTATAGACAAGACGGTGGCGGCAATGATGAACGTCACGACCTAGATCCATCCGATTGGTACATTGTCAAAGATGGAAAAATGTACAAAACATCTGTATATCCTAACCAAGAACGAGAAGCAATAGCACGAGGCTACAGCCGTACTAGAGACGAAGCCAAAGCCAAAGCAGACCAGCAAGGTGTAGCAGAAGGGTCCAATGATAATAGCCCAGTGTCTAGTGCTATTACACGTAGAATCCTGATGCAACGTGCAGACTTGTTAAGCAAGTACGGTCCAGTAAAGGTCATGTCTGCAATTGAAGAAGTTGCAGATTTTGTAGGTGATGCAGCAGTGATGTGAGCGGTTGGATCAAGCATGTTGAACAAATTTTAGGCAACATGACCGAAAGCAATCCACAAAGTCATCAGGCACAAACCACGCTAAAGCATTTGAAAAAAGCCAGTTATGGTGACAGAGCAGATGCCGCAAATATCAAACCTGGTATTAAAGGTGTCAGCGATAGACTTGCGTTCCTACAACGTGCCAAAGACGAAGGCAATTTAAAAGAAGAAGCCGCTGGCGTAGGCGTAGTCAAAGATGGAAATGACCCTAGATATGTAATGGCCACAACAGGCGATCAAAACGATGTCGATGGTAATACCCTAAAAAACATGATGAAAGCATATCATTTGTTTAAGAAAAAATAAGATGGTTACTAAACTAAATTTTGACTTGTATTGCCGCTGGTATCAAATTGAACCTACTTATAGGATCTATGTCAACGATGATCTTATTACAGAACGTACCTGGAATCATCCCAACGGCAAAGAATATCGTCAAGAAGAAATATTAGTAAATCTAGATCTAAATAAAGAACACAACTTAAAGCTGGTACCAGTGGCACGAAATAACCCAATATTTGAAATTAAAAATTTTTCAATAAACAACGAAATTGCAATACCCCAAGTTGGATTAGATCACAAGTTTGCAATATCCCAATAAATAGTATATTAAGGATATAAAAATGAAAACAACAGACTTTATTGTAGAAAATCAAATTGTCGACGGTGCCCAAAGTATGCACAAAGATCACGAAGTGCAAATGGCACGTCAGGACTGCTATAATGCCGCCGAGGCCGCAATTGAACTACATCACCTGTTAAAAAACATAACTGAAATAGATGGATTAGAAGGTTGGGTAAGTGAGAAACTTACCTTGGCCGCTGATTATTTAAAAACTGTAAGAGACTATCTGCATTATGAACACACAGCCGGGCAAGAACAAGAACTGCCGACAGTGAGTTTTGAATCTATAGAAAATAAATTTAACAGTCTAGTAGAGAATACTTCTTCCTCGTCTATTGCTGTTGCAGTTACTCCAATTGGAGGCGGAAAGCCATCAAATGGTATTCCTAAAAAAATTGGCAATGTAATTAGTAGATCCAAGGTGCCTACGGGCAAAGGCGTATATTAATATGGACATGAAACACCTACTAGAAGCCATGCATAAATTTGCCGGCGAACCAGAACAAAAACCCGGCGATCAAGTACGTGGCACAGAAAAGGCAAAACCTTATAATAAGGCACACCCTTTTAAAAATCGTCTAGTAGGCGAAAATCTTTTGGCCGAACTTGAAGATTCTTTGCGTTCTCCCGACCCCACAAGAAAACTAGCTCGTGAATTCGAAGAATTCAAAACCACTGGCGGTCCAGGTGAAGGCAATTTGCCCGACGTTATTGCAGTAGATGTTCCGTTAATGATTAGACTACTTGAATTTGCTCGTGAAGATGCCAAGAGCGATGTTGACCTTCACAGCATAGCTGAAAAACTAGTACAACTTTCTGCCAGCGGTAATGTATTAAGCATGGACAAGTATGAAGAAGTTGTTGGCCACAAAATCGATGAGTACGGAGCAAATGGTTCAGCGATTGGTCCAAATGCACAAGCAACTGCCGGTACCGGAACAGCACAACAAACAATTGATCCAAAAGATAAATTAGAACTAGACAGATTGAAACAAAGTGTACAAAAACTTAAACCGTTGAGTGCTAAAGGATTGGACATACAAAAAACTACATCTGCATTAGACAAGGCTGACTCAGGCCAACAGTTGAATCCTGGCGAAGAAGATCAAATTAGTAAGTTGGCTCCAATCCTGGCTGATCTATTAAAAAACCCTTCGTCTAGTTCTAGCATTGCTACAACAGCTAAACAGGCCAATGCCAAAGATATCGCAGACCAATTGAAAAAGGCACAAGGTTAATTATGTTTTTACTTGAAATCACAGATCCTATAACTACTAAACATCGCGTCAGTGTTACAGTAGTTGACCAAGGTGCCACAGCAGTTACGCAGAGAAATACATTAATTCAAAAAATTATTCGAGTTGTGGCTGACTCCGAAGAAGAAGCAGTAAGCCGGGCCATGGCCCATTATAAAAAACAAGGCTATCAGGTCAAAGAAGCCAATTATATTGGCACTGTGACAGCCTAAATATTTGATTTTCTAGAATCTTTCATATATAATTTAACTTTAAGGAGTGATTATCTATGACATCAAAAATGTTCAGCGGCGAACAAAAAGCCAAACTTACACAATTGATTAACGAAGGCATGCAGGTATTGCATGAAGTCGATGATCTCAATGCCGGTCTCAATGACACCATCAAAGCTATTGCTGAAGAATTAGAAATTAAACCAGCTGTACTTAAAAAAGCTGTTAAAATTGCACACAAGGCCAAACTCGGTGAGACAAATCGAGACCACGATGATCTAAATACTATTTTAGAAACTGTTGGCAAGACTCTGTGAAAACTCTATTGTCTGGCATATCCAATTGGATTAAACAAGACTGGCATAGTAACCCGGTACGTTGCGTTTTAGAAATACTGGCCTGGTTTCTCAGCATCGGATGTAGTGTTACCATGATGCTTACAGTACCAACTCCGCCGTTCTTAATTCTTTATCCGCTGTTCATTTTGCAATGTGCAATTTTTGCATGGGCGGCTTGGACTAGACGCAGTTCTGGAATGTTGGCCAACTACTTGCTGTTGGTTGGTATTGACAGTATTGCGTTGGCCAGGATGTTGTTTTTATAAATATGCTATAGTTCCGCTGTACTATAAACAGCAAGTAGAGTGTGTGTGAGCTAGAAGTCGCACTTGGAGAATAAATGAGTTATATTGATGCATTGTTTGATCGAGCAAAAGATCAAATTCACGTAGTGGAACGTTATGATGGCCAAAGAGTATATAAAGAATATCCAGCCAACTATGTATTTTATTACGACGATCCCAGAGGCAAGTACAAAACAATTTATGATACACCTGTCAGTCGTTTCAGCACAAGAAACAGCAAAGAGTATCATAAAGAACTAAAGATCAATTCTGGCAAGAGACTTTGGGAAAGTGATATTAATCCTATCTTTAGATGCTTGGAAGAAAACTATTCGGGTACAGAATCCCCTAAACTAAATGTAGCCTTTTTTGATATTGAAGTTGACTTTGACCCCGAGCGTGGCTATAGTCGACCAGAAGATCCATTTAATCCAATAACAGCCATATCAGTATACTTAGACTGGATGGATAAAATGATTACCTTGGTGATTCCTCCCAAGAGCTACAGTTGGGAGTCAGCAGAAGAGATTTGTAATAAATTTGAAAACTGTTATCTCTTTGAGCGTGAAGAAGAAATGTTAAACACATTTCTTGATCTAATCGAAGATGCAGATGTGCTCAGTGGCTGGAACAGTGAAGGCTTTGATATTCCTTACATGGTCATGCGTACCAAGCGTGTACTGAGCAAAGATGACTGCCGTAGATTTTGTCTCTGGGGACAAATGCCCAAACAGCGCACATTCGAAAGATTTGGCGCAGAGAACATTACCTTTGACTTGATTGGTCGTGTGCATATGGACTATATGCAACTGTACCGCAAGTACACATACGAAGAACGTCATAGCTATTCGCTTGATGCCATTGGTGAATACGAACTAGACGAACGCAAGATTGCTTACGAGGGAACCCTCGATCAACTATACAATAAAGATTTTCCCAAGTTTATTGATTACAATAGACAGGATACAATGTTGTTGGCCAAAATGGATAAGAAATTAAGATTCTTAGATTTGGCCAATGAACTGGCTCATGACAATACTGTACTGTTACCAACTACCATGGGGGCAGTTGCCGTAACTGAACAGGCCATTATCAATGAAGCTCATCGTCGTGGTATGATTGTTCAAAATAGGAGAAATCGAGATGATCAAGGTGAAACACAAGCCGCAGGTGCCTATGTTGCTTATCCCAAAAAAGGCATCCACGAATACATCGGAGCAATTGACATCAACTCGCTCTATCCCTCGGCTATTCGCGCCCTTAACATGGGCCCAGAAACCATTGTCGGACAACTCCGACCGATAATGACTGATCATTATATTAAAGAAAAAATGTCACAGAATAGTGACAACTTTGCAGATGCATGGGAAGGTTTATTTGCCTGCCTAGAGTATACTGCTGTAATGAACATGGAGCCCGGTACTGAAATTACCATTGACTGGGAGGGCCAAGAGCCAACTGTACACAGTGCCGCAGACGTATGGCATATGATGTTTGATAGCCAACAACCTTGGATACTCACTGCCAATGGCACCATAATGACTTACGAGAAGAAAGGTATCATTCCAGGCTTGTTGGAACGTTGGTATGCTGAACGTAAAGAGATGCAGGCCAAGAAGAAGGATGCTACCACTCCCGAAGAAAAATCTTTTTGGGACAAACGTCAGCTAGTTAAGAAGATTAACTTGAACAGTTTGTATGGTGCTATTTTGAATCCTGGTTGCAGATTCTTTGACAAACGTATCGGACAAAGTACTACACTAACAGGTCGCGCCATTGCTCACCACATGGACAGTCATGTAAACGAATGCATCACCGGCGAATACGATCATACTGGCAAAGCTATTATCTATGGAGACACTGATAGTGTGTATTTCAGTGCC